AGAAGGAATTGACTGCCATAATTTATCCTACGCGCTTGCTACAAAAACCTCCACATCACATGCTGCAGTATCTGCATCCACGGTAATGTCCATTAAATCTGCAAGACCTGATGCTAAAGCGGATCCCGCTGCTTTCATCGTGTCCACTACGCCACCGCTATTATCACCTGGATAAATAAACGAGTGACCCGCGTCAACCTTCATTCTAAATTCTGTGTTGTCTTCATCTCTAAACGTTAACATAATATGATTGGATGAATCTAAATTAGTAATTCTAATATATCGAACATCACCATCATCAAACATTCCCGCGACATAACCTACTTTGTTTGCAGAGACACCTACACCGCTAATTGCTGATATAAATCCTATCAAGCCACATTCTGTTGTACTCGCAGTTACAACTCTTTTTACAACTTCATTGACACTAGAAATATCTAAAGATCTTTCCGATCCATAATCGATGTTGTTAAGTGTAATTGCTTCTTTAACTGTAACTGTGAGTGTTGCCATATTTTAATTCCTTACGGTGTCTGAACCGGAACGGGTATACGAGGTTCTCCATCCGTATAGTCGTCTCGTCTTCTTCGACCTAATTGTTCTGCACCAAACTTCTGTACTTCGGTTTGATACTTTTGTTCATATAGTTGTAACATATCATGCGGGCCTTTCAAATAACTAAAGGCTTCTACGAGACATGCATATAGTAATCCATTACCAAAGTTAAGACTTAAATAAGTTGTTGTGTTCGCTGAACTCAATCCTATCGGTCTAGCGTTGTAATGAATTTTGTACATAAAAGCTGAGCTTGGTGTTGGCACAACGGTAATTCTTCCTGAAGATGTTGCTCCAGTTCCTTCTGCTCCACCTGACATAGCATAGTATTTTGGTGTTCCTGTTGTCGTTTCAGCTGCATCATATTCTCTAAGATAGCTGATATCTTTCTTAATCAGGAAGCTATTTTCTCCTGTCGCAACCGATGTTGACGTATAAACTTGAAGATCTCTAACAAATAAAGTTCCCGCAGGAGCATGAACATTATCTTTCGAAGCTGTTAAATTGCCAATCATTTCTTTTCGATCGGCATCAATAGGAATTTCTCTTTGTATTCTAAGTTCGGAGTTATCAATAAATTGATCGGTAATCGTACTTGAAAGTACACCGGTTCCTACTTCAGTATAATTTAAAATTGCTGTTGTGAGTGTTGAGTATGTAAATCCTGCCATATTATGCCTCTAAAGTTGCCGGACCAGCCGAACAATTATTGCCTCCTCCTGATACTCCTCCACTTGTAGCAGTGTCTGTATCCACAGTAAAGTAGTAGAAATTATCTGTTGCTGTTACATCGCCATCGGAATCTCTTTTTCCAACCGTAATTGAATAACCAGCAGATTTTGCAATATTCGATCCACTAATACCATCAAAAGTCACTGGATTTTGAAAACCATCAGAATCTGAACTAGTCCATATTGGACCTCTAAATCTAACGGTGTCATCAGTGTCCCTTCCATGACTTTTTTCAAAAACATTTATAATACCGGATCCTGCTGAAATAGTTTCAAAAGGATTCGGTCCTAGTATTCCAACAACTGTTTTTTCAGTTCTTGCCGGTCTTGCATTCCTTAAACCATGTCCTTCTGTACCATAAGCTCTTGGCTCAGTCTGAGGATGTTTTGCTTCATATTCAGATTTATGAACAAAAGAACCATTCCATTCTCTAATCATTTCATTATAGGGAAATTCCATTCCACTTCTATCTGAGATCGCTTTAGCGTATTTTCCTCTTGCAAATGCCATAGTTATCCACTCGGGTAATAAGACTCCGGAGTTATATAAGTGCTTGTAGAAGATCCATCTTCTGCCAAAGCTCTTTTTAATTCATCTTCATATAATAATTTTAATTCTTGCACTCTTTGCGGTGCAAATTTCTGTGCTAAATAAAATGATAATCCTGATGCCATACAAGGAACGAAACGATAAGGCACATCCGTTGCATCGGTATAAGTCGCATCAGCGTCTTGAATTCTTTTTACAAAAAAAATGTGAACGTCTTTCGATGCTGCTGTTGAATCGGGTGTTGGATATAAGTGTATCGTTGTTTTGTCCACGAATCTTTGAACAAAATATCTAGAGGGTGTTCCTTTAGATAATTTATTAGCTAAACCAGAATAAGTTGCTCGATCTGTTTTAGTAAGAGCTGAATCCGCTTCTGAAGTTGTACCTCTACCCGTTCGGTAAGTTGCTTCTAAAACATCAGCAATGCCATAGGTAGATGTTCCTGTGGTTCCTCCAGCTGTTGTTGCAGAAGTACCATCTCCCGATGCTCTATAGAAATTATATTCAGCTTGACCTTCAACGAGATCAATATTGGTATCGCCTACTTCCCAGTAGTGCAAACCTCTATTGCCCCATTCTTGAAACATTACATTTAAAGAACGTCTTGCTGTTTTTAATTGATATCCCGAAACAGATTGTAAACCAATTCGCTCGTAAGCTTCTACGATGATCTCATCAACAGCAAATGTCTTGTCGAACGTTACTGTTCCGGAAGTAGTGTTAGCCATATGCTACCTCCTTATGCAGGTGTTTTAATAAACTCTGCTATAACTGTGTACATGTTACCATCATCTGCTTGACTAGGTATCACAACATTAATATCGCCGTTGGTATTAGCGTCTGTACTTGGTGGTAATCCACCAAATTCTCTAAAGTCCCAATAACCTGTTCCGACTAAACCAAGCAAAGGTCTATCTCCATCTGAATCTTCAAAATCTAAACGAGCGTGTGAGTCGCCGCCATCTCCAGTATCGCATGCAAACCAAATTCTTTGCAAAGCTCCGAGTTGTGCAGTACCTGCTACAGTACGTGCTGAAGAATCAAAAAATACTGTTGTACTTGTGCTACCGTCTGATTCTATAACTATTTTTATTACTACTCGTTTATCGTTTTCTTGTAGAACTTCTGGTCCTGTTACTGTATTTGCCATATTCCCTCCTTAATCAAGAATACTAGATGGGGCCGAAGCCCCATCTTAATTTATTTATTATTCAAAAACATGTCTACTTATTGCTTCAAACTGAACATTCAAAACCGCCGCCGCAGCATCGCCATTCTCTATTCCAATATATGGAATTAAATCAATGTCATTTTTCAACGCTGCACCCTTTTGAGTGTTAGCATTGGTAGCTGAATAATTCGCTGCAATAGTTGCTTGAGTTGTTCCAGTAACCGAAGTTGTGTTATCAAAAGCCGTTATGGCACTTGTTGTTACACTATATTGTCTACCATTTACGTAAACCGATGGTTTTCTATCGCTATCCATCACAATTTTTAAATGATAGTTTGTATCAGCTGCTACTGTAATACCTGTATTAGTTAGGTAGTCAGTGCCGGTATTAGAATGAATAAAGTACAATGGACCGTAGTCGTCAATTAATTGCCCGTTCGTTGCGTCCGTTGCAAAATAAAAATATGCTTGGTCCGCATCCGTTGAGGGAAGTTGATCACTTGTTAACTTCATACCAGCCCAAATTTTTTGGTTGTCAATAGCCGAACTTGTTCGAACTAAAGCTTCCCATGTAACTTGGTTTTCATTACCCCACTTGACACCTGTCCAAGCTGTTTGTCCACTGTCTAAGTGTGGAACCAAAATGGCTTGGTCTTGGTCAGCGCCTGCTGTTGTCAACGTAACTGCTGCAACAGTCGCACTTCTAGTAGCTAACGCTGTTGTCATGTTAGTACCTAATACTTCAAAGTTAACGCTTTTACCTACTCCTGTTGAACCAGCTTTAAAAACTTTAACTGTTAATGTTCCAGATCCAAGATCTATCGCACCACCTGTAAAGTTTCCTAAAACAACTGTAGCTACGTTTGATGCTGTTACTGATGCCGTTATAGTTAAGTCTGTAACATCAATACTCATTGTTGCTACCGCATAATCTCCAAGAGCTGCGCCTGTAACTGTTAAGTCTTCCGTTTCTTCATTGCCGTCCGCTATACTGCCCCAGTCTTTTGTTTCTGAGCCTTGTAGATAAGCGTTAAGAGCAGGAAGTTTATTAAAATACTCGTCAAGATAATATCTTCGAGCATCTTTTAATCCGCCACCGATCGTTTGATCAGCGACTACTCCTGTAGATGCAGTTTTACTGATCAATTTAAAATTGTTCTCAGATCTGACTGCTCCACTAAATGTAGTGTTTGCCATTTTATAATCCTCCTAGTTTGCGAACGTAGTCTCTAGGCCGTCGACTATACTCGTCTACGTTCTATTAATAATTGTATAGTGATTAATCTATAGCTCTTTTTTAAAAAAAGCGCAAGGTATTCTGTAGTAAAAAATTGATTTTTGATAGCGCTTAAGTGGCTATCGAAACTTCGGGCTTGGCGTCTTTTTGTTGAGTAAGACGAGTTGCTTCTTCAAACTCTCTGGCAACAATCTCTTTAACAATTTCCTGAATTTTTTTGTCGATATAACCCATATTTATATTATATCTGCCCTCCTTCAGGTGCTCTTGATGCCATTCGAGTTCCAAGGACCGTTTCGTAGTGTATAGGTCTTGAGTCATTTATAACCTCCTCATAGGTTATCCATT